GTGGCATCAAATTCCTGCTTTACAGACCTTTTACGGGGGTCTTTCTCGAATCTGCTTACTTGGTGGTTATCAATCAAATCCCCGTTTATAAAGATTGTGTTAATCTTGTTTTCCACACCATATTTGATAGCCAAATTAATGGCATCAATGTCATGGTACGGGATGTGCAGGTCGGAAATCAGCAGAATGTTGTTACAGGCGGTAGGTAGCTTAAATGGTTGCCTTTTCTCTTGATGTGATTCCGGTAGGTTATACGGATTCATCGGTCGCTTTTCTTTCATGTAATATTCGGTTTTGTTGATTTTACTTTGCTGCTTCTTGCCAAATTTCCCCTCAATGTATCGCAAAAATGAACGTGCATTTTCAACGTCTTTGAATAGTAAATTGTTTTCAGCGTACATTATACGGGCAAGTTTATGCGATGGCATATCCATGCCGTAAGTATCCCTGTATGAGCGTGCTACTTCGCTTTTAGTCATAGGTGCGCTTCAACTATCATTTCAGCGAGTGATGTCCAATACGTTACCCCTGCTTTCACAACCTTACCTTGCAATATCCATAGTCCGGGGATGTCTATATCGCCTACTGTTGTGGTGTAGGTTATCTCATGGTTAGCAACAACGGTTGCACTCCATGACCCAGTCTGACCGGATGGCTTTTTATAGTAAATGTCAGCAGATGTAGGGTTGTGTAGATTCACCCCTTGCTCTGTTAGCTTTATAGTTACGTTGGTACCGTTGTATATCATGACTGAAATGTTGATGTGATAGTTACGTTATAATGATTTGATGCTTGTATAGTTACCGGTGTGCTTTGTTCATCATCAATAGAAACGCTTGTATTTTGTTCGCTTACAATATCAACCTGCGTATTTTGCGCTGCTTGTATTGTTACATTAGCGGTGAACGAATACAAAGGTATAATCAAATTCGCATCGAAACCTGTCAGCACGAATGTACCACGGTCGGCCGTTATGGTGGGAGTGATTGAACTCTTTACCAGGTCGGCATCCCTTCCTGTCAATACGAATGTACCACGATCAGCAGCTATATAACGTACCCTTGCGAAGTTCGCATCCCTTCCGGTGAGGGTGAATATACCCCTGTCAGCAACTATGCGCCTGTTGGCAATGGTGCTGGCATCCCTTCCGGTGAGGGTGAAGGTACCTTTATCCCCGACTATTGTCTTGCCTATGGTGAAATTCGCAGCACCACCTGTGAGTGTAAATGCAGCAACAACTGCTGCCACCCTGTATGCTGCCCTAAAATCTACTACATTACCGGTTAGGGTATAGGTACCCTTATTAGCGACAAGTGTATTGCCTGCTGCACCGGTATTACGTAATAGCGTTAAAAGCATTGTTCGCTTCTATTAGTTCTTGTTCGAGTTGTATAACACATTCAATATCCCCACGCTGCTTCGCTGCACCTATCAAAAGTTGAAGGTGATTGATGCGCTTGCTCCATAGTTCCTTTTCTTCTGCCTGTGTCATTATATTACCATTTGCCTGTACATCAAAGTAGACGTGTTCATCAACATATAAACGTACACGATTATAGTTGCCCCATCCTGATATTCTACATCAAACGCAGTATCGCCAACAATGGCAGCACCTTGCACCACAGGCATCGTATTCCACCCATCCATTGCATTACCTGCAATATCATACTTGTACCAACGGTTAGTAGCATCTTTTTGCAAGTAGATGAAATTGCCATAATACGCATACTTTGTACCCGTTGTAAATGTTTCAGCAGCAGGGGCATACGTTACACCCGATACCCATGTATTGGCAGCAATGTCATAGTAATCAAGTACGGCACCTGCACCGCCTCTAAACGAGTAGATTCTGCGACCATTTATGATAGCGGATTCGCTTGTCCATGTACTATTAGTTACACCCCATATCCAATGCCCTGACATCCCTGCTCCAGGTGCTGCTGCCCTTGCTGCCACCGGTGAAAGTGTTGACCATGTATTCGCACCAATGTCATATCGGTATAGGGTTACTGCGTTATTCCCCATGTAGTACAGGAAGTTATCATTTCCGCTAATCTGATATACGGAAGTTGCATCCGGTGTGGTTGTCCATGTGGCAACAGTGAGCGTGTCGGTCGTATTCGCCGTAATTGTACGAATTTGCCCTGCACCTGTGCCGCTTACAATGCGAACCTGTGAGTTAACCCATTGGGATGCAGTCCATGTCTTTGTGTTATTTACCAAAGTGGTAGAGGTAGCGGATGTGGCAGTACCGGATGCAAGTGCCACATAATCTTGGTCATACCATGATGGTGTTGCTACTAATTTTCCATCGGTTGCAAGTGAAGCAGCTAATCCGGTTTGAGATAGGGTAGTCCATGTATTTGTGGCATAGTCATACTTACGGAAAGAACCTGCTGCCAATGTACCTGCACCCAGTACATACCATACCGGAGTGCAAAGTCGGTAAACGGTTGATGCGGAAAATGCCGATGCCTGTGTTGCAACTGTTAGTATAGCGTTAGTTCCAATAGTGTTGCTTATGATTTGCAGCGTTACCCCGGCATTTGGGCCGGCAAGTATGTGAACTGAATACCCGGCTAATGACCGGGCGATTGTTTGATTGGTTGTGATTGTCGAAGTAGTACCTGCCGTTGCGGTCAGCGATGCCCCGATAGTTGTACCTGTACTCCATGCCCCTGCCGTGGCGGCTGCGCCTGCTGATAACGACCCGGCAAGTGCAGGAGAAGGCAACGGAACAAAGCCATCTTCATTAGGATTGTATAAGAATGCAGAAGTTGTACCATTGACATACAACTGATTCTGCTTAAAGTGCCGGGAAGATGCAATAAAAGCACCTGCTGCAGATGCGGAAGGTGCAGGGGTTACTTGTTCCCATCTCTTGAGGTCTAATATCTGTCTGTTACCGTTTGTAGTTGGCATTATGTTACGTTTATATTTCTTCTTAAATTATCAGCGGTCATTCTTTCAAATGATTGTACTTGTGAGTTGGCAGCCACACCACCTATAGTTGCAAGGTTGGTGATGTTCCAGGTACCTGATTGGTTTGCAGATATAGTACCGGATACAGGCGAAGTAACACCGGAAGGATCCACAAGCATACGGCCTGTGAGTGGGTTGACCTGCGCCATTCCGATAGTTCGGGTTAATGCATGTATAGCCATCCGCATTGCTTCGATGGCTTCCATTAGTTCCTGTGCGCCTGTTACGGGAAGCGGTGTGTTATTATTCACATCCTGTGCCACTCCATCAACCCCCCACACAGGTTTTACCCGTTGGTACTGCACCCCTGCGATGTCATCTGTGGCAATTATCTCGCCCGACCCCGGTGTATATCCTACGTTATCTGCCATTATTGTAAGGTTAAAAGTCCGTTAACTTGGTCAAAATCAACCGTTAAAGATTCACCCGAAAGCAGGGTGATGCTGCTGCCGTAATCAAACCACCCAATAAGCGGACCGCCTGCTGCGGTAGAGTTGTAAACCACCACATACCGGAATGGCCCTGTACTTCCCCCTGTTGAAGTGAGGGTAGTATCGGCCACCACTAATTTATAAAGTCCACCCGATTGAGCGGATGAAGTAGTGGTTAAATTTCGTGTGGATAAATTCGTGTAGGTGATTTGAGTGATGTCGGCAAGCAGGCTATTCGCAGCCGTTGGTGCTACGTTAGATAGTGCAATGGTTAGCTGATTGCTCCCAAGATTGTGGGTGCCTTCTGCTACTGCTTCCACGAACGAATCGAATTTATTGAAAGTTGCCATCTGTAATTATTTATGCAAATTTACTCATTTGATTTCGATTTCAGCACCCCTGCAATCTTACGGGCAATGCCCCACTTATTAGCTTGGTAGAGTTTCATGTCAGTAAGGTTGGTGATGAAGCAAACCTCAATAAGTACCGTTTCTGCATCCGCTTTCATCCAGGCTAACGACCTGCGTGCAGTTAGCTTTTCGGGTCTGATACCCCTATCCTTAAAGCCAACGGATGAAAATATCTTCAGCAGGGATTGTGCTAACTCTTGTTCAAATTTGCTCACGTTATCGGGTACAATTACCTCACTACCCTTCGCTTCAGCGTTTGCGGATGCATTCCAATGGATGTCAACTAAAATATCCCGTTTGCTGAACTTACCACGCAGCCAAGCAAGTGTCTGTGATAATGCATTGGTATTGCTATCAGTAAGCGGCTCTATGCCTTCTTTTTGCAGTTCAGCAACTACCATGTCCCGTAATTCAATGGCTAAATCACGTTCGATGTAGCCGTTGCCGGAAGCACCTGGATCCGTTCCACCATGCCCTGCTGATAGAATTATTTTTCTTCCCATGACTTATAGATTAAAAATGCTATAATACCTACGATTGATAACGCTAACCAAAACGGCAATCGTTTGGTTTCCTTATTACGATATTCTGATTGACTGAAAGCCGTTATGCTGCCTGTTGCCTTAACGCTATCCTTTCGGATGCCGTTGATAACTTCTTTACTTGATGCCTTTACATTCTCATAGATAATGCGCTTGCGCAGGATAGGAACGGTTGTATAGGTTGTGTCGAATAGTTCTACTGTCTTTGTCTGAAACTCTATCCATTCCTGTAGTGTACGGGTAGTATCTACTACAGATACCCTCATGGTATCGTATTCAAACACGGTCACCGTTTGTGTTTTTCCCCTTGATTTGTTTACTGAATTGCAGGATAGCAGTACTAATAGTACCACTATTGCAATAAAAACAAACGGGAACCAATTATAGTTTTTGTTCTGGCTCATCTGGTACGATTGCATAGTTTTCACCATTTGCTAATATTGCGGAGAATACCTCCAATAGTGTTGGCAGGAAAGCAATAATAGTTGCTACGCTTGCCATTTGATGGTCGTTTAGTTTGAATATCTGAAATACTGCAATAACGGTAGGGCCGGATAATAACCCGATAACCCTTTTTGATTTGCGGTACCATTTAGGTGCTGGCTTGTTTACGTTTGTAAGACTAATGTTTGTCTTTCCCATTTCTATACTTGTTTATGTTCACGAATATTGTAACGAGTGCGCTTGCAATGGTGCAGTAAGTTGCCAAATCCGATGCAGTCAGATGGCTGAATACCCATAAAAAAAGAGTTAAAAGCAGTCCATTTATTCCTGCATCAGTTGTTTGGTGTTCCATTGCTAACGCTTTATTAGTTTATAAAAGTTGAGAATAAAATCATCTATGAGTGTGTTATCCGTTCCCCATTGCTGCACGATATGTGCAGGGATAGGCACGTTGCCATCTGTAACCTTCTTCCCCTTGCGGTCAAAGGCTTCTACATAGGTATTGCAACCTTTTGTTGTATCTCTGCCAAGTCCAAACACTACCCATGTGACTTGAGTTATGGTGTCCTTTGTCAGTTTGTTGAACTCAACAGGTTTTACCTGTATGGATGCAGGTATAGTGTCTGCTTGTTGTACTTGCACCTGTACGGGTGCGGTTACTGATAATGTGATTGCGGTTGCGATTGCGGTAAGCATAGTTTTAGAATTTAGATATTATTTTCCAGTTAGTGCCATCTGACATTATTTGTACGGTGGCATATTGTACGGATAGTGAATAAGTAGTTGCGCCATCAATAGTTTCAGATGCGTTACCATCAACGGTTATCGTACCTGCACCGGAGTTCTTTATTATCAGTATTCTACCTGTGCGACCGGATGATGCCGGAAGCGTAACGGTAAAAGTACCGGAGGTGCAATCAATTACATAGTCATCATTAGTAGCGGTGTATGCCCCTGTTTTGGTAACGTAGGCTTGTTTAAATCCGATACCGGAGATTGAACCGTTAACTTGTAACTCATCAACTCCGTTATCGGTAGTGGTATTTACCATTGTATTACCACGAAGGAATGTCTTTGTGATAGATGAGTTGCCGAGTGTTACGGTGTTGCTGCCTTGACCTATTGCAGTATGTCCGAATACCATTTCGTTAGTGTTGCCGTTTGCAGATGCCCTTGTATCTTCTCCTAAATATAATGATTGCGATGATGTTGTATTATTTGTACCACCGCTAATGTATCTACCAGAATTAAACCCGATTGCAATATTTGATGAGCCTGATGTTAGTGGATTTAATGAAGTGCTGCCGATACCTACATTTTTACTTGCAGTGCAATTTGCTAAAGTAAATGCACCTAACGCAAAATTATCTGTTCCGGAACCATTTGCAGACAAAGCATTTACACCTATTGCAACATTATCCGACCCCGTTGTATTATTTTCTAAAGCAGTAAAACCTACCCCCATATTTCTGAAACCTGTGGTATTGAATTTTAAAACTCTTGAACCAAGTGCTACATTATAATAACCGGATGTATTATTTAACATTGCATCTACACCTATTGCAGTACATTCATCTGCTGAAGTTGAACTTAACCCACCACCACCAATCCATATATTTCTACCTGCTCCTGTATTATAATACGATGAAATACTAACCGTTTGCCCACTTGTATTAACCTTCAAAGTAGATGCTATTGCACTCCCACTCACCTGCAATTTATCAACTCCGTTATCGGTATTCGTGTTAATTAATGCAGTACCATTAACGGCTAATTTAGCAGCAGGTGCGGTGTAATCTATGCCTACCCTCCCGGCGGATGTTATACGCATACGCTCAACTCCATCAGTAAAAAAATTAACATCAGCATTGCCGGATACAAAGTTAGTACCAATCATACCCATCCCCCATTGCGTAGAGTTGTTACCTACAGAAGAATTCCAACTAAACCCAAGAGTAGCAAATTGTCCGGTAGTACTTCCGTTATAATTTACATTTAACCCCGAACCAACAGCAGTAAGTGCAGTTCTGTTTGTGGTGAATATATCAACTTTATTGCTCGGACTCGTGGTACCTATACCCATACTCGTTCCATTATCAAATATCTGTGAGTTACCTATAGCAGTTGATGAAGTGAACTTTGATACATAGTTAGTAGTACCACTTCCCGTAACCGTTCCTCCGCCACCTGCCCCTACTTTCTGCCATGTCCTCTTATATTTCACATACAACGAACTATCAGCCGGGCGAATCAGTATCTGCGAACTATCAGCACTCACCCCTGCTACCGTGTCCCGTGTCGGAATACCGATACCATTCACATAACGTACTTTGCTACCCGTTTGCTGCCATTGTGCGGATGCGGATAGGGATAAAAGTATTGCACAGATTGTTAAAAACTTTCTCATATTATTGAACTAAAATTATAATTTTTTCACCTGCGAAGAAAGGCACACCCGAATCAACGGTCAAAGTACCACTACCCACCGTCCACACTACACCCGTACCCGGCAATCCACTATACGCAATAGTTTCAAACGATGTTCCACCCCGTGAGCCGTATATCATTGTTTTACCTGCCCCACCGGGTATAGCTATGGAAGTTTCCCCACCACCGGCAGTAAATTGCAGTACCTGTGTTGTTGTACCTTGTATAACGATCCCCGTTGGCGTTACGGTGGTACCTGCTAACGAATAAACACCTGTACCCTGATAACTTACCTGATAAGTTGCGATGTCCTTATTTGCGCCCGTAATGGTGAAGGATTGCAGCCATGCTAAACCCGATACTATCACCAATCCCCCTGCCGTACCATTATCAATAACGAATTTAAGCGATACCAGCTCTCTGTTCAGTTGGCTATTGAGCATGAACAGGTAGGAATAATCATCCAACACAACAAGTCCATCTGCTTGTATTGACCACGATGCGACATCCGGCCTTGATTGCCTAAACCAAGCACTACTGATATTGGTAGTTTCCATTGCATCCACCTCCACCGAAAAGGTGCAAGTCCTTGCACACGCAATGAGATTGTCTGTCATTGCGATAGAGTTGTACCTATAAAGGTTTAATTTTTGTCCGGTTACTGGTGTCATGAGCAGTCAATTCCAACGGTTAAATTAGATCCACTAATAGTATTTGGAGTTCCAAATCTTGCACAAATATACTGCGAAGGTGTCAGAGTTACAGGCCCCACATAACTACCTGCGCAGTTCTGATAAGTTCCAGTCCAACTACCACCTGAACTATTGGTATATCTTTTACAAGTTGGTGGATTGAAAGCAGGGTCAGCAGGGTCAACCAATGTGTATGAAAGAACGGCATTTCTTACCTGCAAAGCAGTTGCATCAACTGTATTGCTGACAAAGTTAAACTGCGATGCCCCAAAAATGTATCTGTTTGCATTGACCGATAATGAAGAAGATGGGTCTTGTATAGCCATCGTATTAATCAACCCTATAAAGTCGGTACCATTAAATAAGTTGTACTGACTATACTCTAAATTTATTTGTGGTTGTGATATGCAGTTAAAGTACTGACTGAATAATAAGTTAACAAGATTAGCATAAAGTGTAGAAGATGCACCATACCTATAAACATCTGTTAAAACCGTATAACTTATATCAGTATAAATTGATTGACTTTGCCCGGCTGCATTAAATGGGTCTGGCGCACCTATAAGAACATTAACTGATTTTTTGTAAGGTGTGGGTGCAGTTTCATTAAATATCACCCTTTGCCCTACCGGAAATGTAGATTTCCTAAATACAGATGCAAGGTACAAAGCAACTACTGCGGTACTTGTAACCTCAAATTCAATTTCTAATGTACCGGAAACAGGTGCTGCCTTTGTTTTAATATTTAATGTTCCAATCCTATCTGAATTTTGCGGTTCACCATAAAACCCTGTTGTATTATACTCCCAATACGGCTCATCATTATTCTTTCGGTAAGTCCAAAAATTACCACCTCCTACATTGATGTATATTTTTATTCGCAAAAGGTCATTAAGTGTGGTATATGATGCACCATAAATTAATGTCAAGTCAATTTCTTCATTTTGCAATACTTTTCCACAACTATCAGCTACAAGCGTAGATGATGCACTTGTGCCTGATACTATTCTTTGACAAGTATATCCATCAACAACAATTCGGTCATATTGCCCACCAACACCAAGAAACTCTGTCCAGTTATACGGCTTGCCTGATGCGGTCAATCTTGACAAATCGCCATTATCAATAGTGTTTTCGGGAAACTTTATATCCCCTGTCATTTCTATTTGTGAATATCCCTTTTTTAATATCTTGACCTGCCCGTTCTGAATAAAGTAAAAAGGGGTTACGGTATCGTTAATATATGGCTTTATATCATACTTTATATTCTTTGTGCTTATTGTATCTGTTACAAGTTTCCAATCCGTTGTGAATACACGAATGGAATCAGATGCTTTTTCATTTACTGAAGTAAACCACCATTGACCATTTGATTGATATAATTGCGCACCGAATGATTCACATATCTTTTCCAATACTTCATAGCAACTAATATAAGTTGTTTGATTTTTACCTGAAATTGCAGGTGCTAAATATACTTGCCTTATTGTGCTTGTACTTTCACTCATTGCAACTGCCTGATAATAATTTACTGCTGAATTGAAGGTATATCCATCGGGAAGATAGATATTCATTAAGCAGTTGTTAATTATTTTCATCACAGATTCCAACTTGTTCAAATCTCCTGTTGATGGCAAATAAGGTATGCTTTTAAGCATTGCAAGCCCATCAATACAATTTATGGTAGTGTAATTTCTTCCTGTTGTGAATGGCAATGTCAATGTGTCGAAAAGTACAAATCCCTGCCATATAAAATAAGTAATACCCTGCGCATAGAACTTCACATGATACTTTCTGTCGTCTGTTGTTGTAAAGTCAGGTAATGGGCCTGTAAAGTCGGTAAAATCTGCCTGTATAGTGAATGTTGTAGGTAGTATTGGTTGATATTGGTCATCGCCTGAAGCATTGCAATTCATTACAAATGGCTCTGCACCTGTACCTATTTGATAAGATGATCCGCTATATCCTTTCTCCCATATTTCAGCCGTAAAAGTATAACCCGATTTTCCAATGGCTTGTAAAGTATATTTCTTCCCGTATGCAGGTGGAACTAATAATGGCGCAGTTTGATATGGTGCTGATATCTTTCCGGCTGCTACTCCTGGTGTTATTGCGCTGCTTGCTGCCGTTTTTACTCCTGATACATAGTAATAAATATCAACTGCAAATGCAGTATCGTAATTATACCCTGTAACGTATTGGAACATGGTATAGGTAGCATCTTGTTGGTATGGCTGCGAACCATCATAGGCAAAAGTTATTATTTGCCCCTGACAATCTTTGAATGAGAAATAAACAAAGCCGTTATCAGCAGCAGTTATGTCGCTTGTTGTTACGCTTATTATCAGTTTATTACAAGCCATGTTAAGTTGTTAATGCTCTAAATGTATTCGTTCTACTTTGTGAAAGCCATATATCGTTACCTCTCACTACACCCTCCACCACTACCCTACTATTTCCACCTCCCATCTGCGATGCGGATGCGATAATTGACCGCATTTGGTCGGGCCGTACGATGTGTTCTGTGCCGTGAAGCATTACAGGATAACCAGAACGGGGGCCGCTAACGGTACCACCTTCGGAGAAGCCCATTAATTTAGCTACTGTTTTACCTGCACCAAATGCTGCTTTTCCTGCTTTAGCTGGCATAAGTACACTTAACAATGTTTCAAATATCAATGCTTTAGCGGCTGCAAGTGCAATATCTGCTGCTAATCTTTTGAACATATCCCCCAACGCTTGACCTACGTTTTGTCCGTTTATCATTGCGTTAACAAGTCCGTTTATGCTATTCATAGCCATATCGGTATATTGAGTTGCAAGTGCAGTTACTTCAGCATTTGCAACATTTAACAGATAGTTTTCCCTTGCAACTGCTGAATATGCTCTGTTGGCTTCAGTTCCTAATCTAACATTTTCAACATATTTATTAAATGCATCTGAATTTTTCTTTATTGAATCTGCTTCTTTTTCAAATGGGTTGATTGTAGTAGTCATTTGCCATTGGTTAATGGCTTTCCACGGTTTCCCCTTCTTTTCTTTATCACCATCTCCACCACCAAAAGGAGCAACTGCTAAATCTGAAATCGAATTTATTTTTCTGTTAATCTCTTGCTGAATCCTGTACCTTTCATTAGCAATTCTTGTTTCTTCCTTTAGTAATTTTTCCTGCGCTTGTATATCCTCTTGATACCTGCCCTTACTAAATGCAAGCATTTCTCTATCTGCTTGCTCTTTATTTCTTTTTGCGTCTGCTAAATCTTGATCAAGTTTAATTAATGCATCATAATCTTTTTGTACTGCATCTCTTAATGCTTGCGCCTTTGCAGTTTGCATTATTGCATCTGCTAACTTTTTATGTGCTTCGGCTGCTCTTCCTACAAGAATATCCTCATCCGAATAATTTTTAAGGTACCCACCATATTCATTCCTTAAATCTTTAACCGCCTTTAACCTTGCTTGCCTTGATATATTGTCATTTGTGGCAGTAGCAAAAAGTATATCTAATTGCGCTTTTTCTTTTGCAAGTGATTGCCTAAATTTCTCATTCTCTTGTTCGGTTTCTTTTAACTTTTCTTTTGTTGTTTCCAACCCCCTCGTCCAGTTGCCGAATCCTAATTGTGCAAACTGCAATCCGGCTACAAGTGCCGAAATACCTAATCCTAATGCGCCAGCAGCGGGGAGAATATTCGTTAAGTTATTCGCAATCGCATTAAAACCATACGGCAAATCTTGAATAACACGGGAAAGGCCGGTAAAGTCCTTACCCATTGCAACCACCTTGCCACCTGTCTTATTAGCAGCAGAATCAACCTCATTAAGCGATGTAACGGTCTGCTTCATCGCTGCAATGGCTTGCTTATTATCAGCCGTGAGGACTATTTTGAGTGATTCTTCTGCCATTGCTTTATTTTAATGCTTCTGATAATTTCTTCATATTCTCTATGAACTGCTCCTGCGTCAATCTCTCCCCTCTATCCGGTTGTTCATCTGTTGACAAAGGTAAGAAATCTGTTATGCTTTTGCGCCCCTTCGTGTCCGTGTTCGTGCAGTACATAACATAAGCTATCAACCTTGCCCTCTGCCATTCCGCTAACTGCTTCGCTTCGTACGCTTTGCGATATAATAAAAAATCTCGCCAGCGAATAGACCAAAACTGCTCAATAGTTAGGCCTGCTTCGATAGCGAGAATTATAACCTCATCCCAGGTCTTGTCCCTGTGGTTTAACTTTTTTTTTCTTCCTCCGGTGCGTTTTTATCAGCAGGTACATCCGGCACCATTGCCTTCATAGTGTACTGGATGAACTCAAGTACCTGCGATCCCGTGAACTGCAACCCACCCCCCTCATCAATCAACTGCGATGCTTCCCTTTCGCTTATCACCTTGCCGGCTCCTTCACTTGCCGCCTGCACCATTGTAATAACGTGCTTAAAGGTTAAGGATTGCCCATCGTACATCTCCAACATCTTACCTATTGGCAAGTTGCCATTCATCTCACAGAATCGATGCATCGCCCAGTTATTCCATAACAAACTAACGCTGCCCGTTGAAGTTTTTAACTCAAATGGTACGGGCATAAATTAGTATGTCTTTGTTTGGGTAAGTGGAGCATTCTGTACCTGGAACTCCGCATCGAACTTTAGCAGGTCTTTGTCAGTAGCATCCAATGAAAGCGAAGTAACAAAGATGTTGCCGCTATACACGATGTCACCGGATACAGTAACTGCAGGGCCGAAACGGGCAGGAACAGAATCACGGTTTACAAGCATTTGATACAAACGGTCATAGCTTTCACGGCTACCGCTACCAGTTTGGTCAATGGCATTACCACTGCAACTGATTGTCTGACTTACAGAATTACCGGGAAGTTGCTCATCGCCACATTTACTATCGGCATCAATGGCATCACGGGTGATCTCCATTGAATTGGATGTAAGGCAAGCAACAACAAGGAAAGAACCATTCCTGTCGAAGTCCAGTTGAAGGATGATGTCCCTCGCATTTACAAAAGTGTAACTCATATTTATTGTGTTTGTGAAATTATAAATTCATACCGCAAAATTACACGAAAAGTGTTATCAAATGGATCCAGGTCCTCCAGGTTAGTTACCGATGCCAAAACCACATTTTTACAATCCCACCCCACAGGTAACACAACCACCGTATCACTATTGACCGCACCCATCACCGCATCCGCTATTTGCTCCGCTCTCTTGAAGCCAAAGTTACTACTTTTCGTTGTTATATCTATGTTGACGGAAACCATGTTAACGTAACCCTCCTTCCCTTGTTCCTGCCCGGATGTTCTACCTGTAATGGTAATGTATTCAGCCGGCTCATTGGCAGGCACCATTGCATCGTACACATCAACATAGGTATAAGCGGCAAGTTGGGTAACTAACCATTTCTTTATTTCTATGGCAGGGTTTTTCATTATCATTTGAATAGCTTTTTTAACCTTGATAAAAGTTTCGGTTTTTCGGCTTCAAATGCAGGAATAAAAAACGGCTGCGGCTTGATACCATTGCGAAGGATAGCACGAACAATAACATATGTGAATTTAGGGTCTATCCCTTTGCGCTTTACCCATAGCGTGAGTGCCTTAACCATTTCCATAATTGTACCGCCCCCCTTGCCTTTGTATTGCGCTGCAAATGCCTCATACCCGGAAGGAATACGGGCATTGCCTTTCGTTCCAAACTCTACATAGGGCGCATACCTTACCGAACTGAATACTGACTTAAATAGGGTTTTATTGATGTCTATGTTAATGCTTTGCCGTAATTTACCAAAGTTAGCAGGAGCCATCCGCTTTGCATTGCGCTGAATGTTTAATGCGGATGCACTTAATTCATCTGATAGTCCTTTGGTCGCCTTTTCATCAATGCGCTTTATGGCTCTCTCAATGTTCTTCACCCCCGATATGTCAAGTGCAAACCCCTGCGCCATTACTTAAAGATTTGTATTTCCAAAAATTCATCCTTATTCTCCACGTTAGTAATAGAATGGATGCTATACTGCTCTCCTCCTATCTCTAATCTGTAGGTCTGATCGATTGTAAGGGGGTAGCGCACGAATACAGTAGCTGATGCCGTGTAACTTACCTGCGCTGCAATCAAAGAACGGCTATCTCCAAGCGGAATAAACATACCCCAAATGGTACCGACATTCGCATAGGTAACCGTATAACCCCCCTCACCATCAATCACCTGTGTAGGTTGCAGTACCCCAATCGGCTCATGCAGTAGTT